GGAGTGAAGTGCACTTTCCCATCAGATTCATGCACATCATTAGGAGTGTGCATAATGTCACCTTGGAAAACGCCTTTCTTTGGTGTGACCTTCGGAAGATGTTGCAAAGCTGCTTTGAGTTTTTCTACCAAGCCTGGAGCATGACCGTGATTCTTTTGAATGTCTTCTTCAGTGTAGTTAATCTTTGGATTCTTATTGAATGCAGACTTCGATGCTACGAAGAAACGACCAGTTTCAGGATGACGACCGAATACCACAGAAGGAGAACCATCATACTTCATAGTCACCTTGGTATCGTTCTTCTTACCTGTGAGCTTGTCATGCACATCTTTGAGATTGTGATAGGCATGAGAAAAGCCTTCATGACCAGCATTGATCACGTGATCTTCGGCATGCTCAAGATGCTTTAGTTTGCTTTCGTCAAGCTCTTCTGCAAGAAAATTTCTAAAACTTGTCATCGTACTGTTTTTACCGATCCGTCAGGATTTACAAAGAAGGCTTCGAACGTAATATCAGGAAACTCTTTCTTCAACGAAAGAAATGCTTGAAGATTGCTAGGAGCATCATCAAACAACCGAAGCTTTACGTAGTTTTTAGTATTTATATACTTGCGAAAGATAATCTTCTTGGCTTCTGCCGAAGAGTCGATCTTTAGGTTACCAGCACGTTCGACATGAATATTATCGATAGGGAGACCATGATCTCGAAACGTCTGAAGGAAGATATCCTTATTATCGAAGTCGGCTCGCGCTGTACAGATGATTACGCGGCTATGCGGATTCTTTTTCGAGTTAGCGAAGATCGCTTTCGTTTTAGCGACCATTCGAGTGATTGGCTTCGATGATTTGCGAAACACCTCAGCATTTGCAAACTCACCGAAGTCATAGGTTTCACCCTTCTTCCGCTTGTAAGTGTTGAATTCCTGATTGTCGAGCATTCGAACAACCTTGCCGTCTTTGACAACGGCAACCTTGGCATACGTATGGAAAAGTGTCTCATCGATATCGAATATCGTAAGTGTACCTGAACCAACAAACTCTTTGAATCGTTTCTTTATCATAGTTTACTCTACTATAGTTTCGATAAAATGTACATGCTTATTTTAAAAACGGGTTCTTTTTTGTCGTTCCAGGTTTTAAGGAATATAGACTTTTTGGCATATTTGTAATTTTAATTTCTGGTTGAATCTCATAGAATGCCGAACCGCTACTTCTAACGCCTATTCTCATTTTAAAATCACCTTTACATGATCCATTCGCTCCAAGCACAGGAATATCACGAGCAAGTTTAAATGGATTTGATGTACCAATCATATAGAAGTCATCTCCTGCTTGCATGTATTCTGCTGGTTCTGCTTTGGCTTCTAGATAATGCGCTGTCACCAATTTACCGAGATCTACTCCTGTCACAGTAAGAATGTATTGAGATCTCGTTTTAAAATAAGCCTTTACAGTTTCATATGGAACAGCTTTAGGATCGCTTAAAAGGCCCTTTGTAGATGGAAGAATCATGTTCTCCCAATCTTTAGCAGCAAACTTAGCAATGTCTTTCAGAAATTGCTTTGTTTTTTGACTTTCTGACAAGTATTTTATAGCGAAGTTTTTTACTGGATCTAAAGGTTTAGCTGCATCCCATTCTCCGGCATTATAAGAAACTCGAGTATTTCCAAGATTGTCGGTATGATTCATTTTAACTTCAATCCAGGTTGCAACACCTTTATGAGTTACTTTAATATCTGGATATTTTACACCAACAGGCGGCCGTTCGGCTAAAATACCTAAAGATTTGATATAATCAGCTACGTCTTTTTCATATTTGTCAGATGCTGCACTCATAAAAACTCCTTTCATCTATTTATAGACAAAAGAAAACAGGCACGTACACATTTCTGTGCAGCGGTGCCTGTCATATTAGTTATATTTATGTGTTACGCTGCGACAGCAAACCATTCAGGAATTGGTCGCTTCGTCCAAGCCATCTTGAAGCGTTCTTGCTTCGTCTGATAGAACTTACGATAAGAACCTACGATGTCATTGTAGTTGATACACTCAGGATTGGCTTTCATCGCCAGAGGCTGAGGCGTCTTATAACCAACTGGAATGTTACGAGGCAACTGCTTCAGTGCTTCTCGTAGTAGCGTATCAGTGCTATGCACCTTGCCGTAGCGATACGTATACTCGTCACAAAGGGCAGCGAAGTGAATCCAGTGCCAAGTGTAGTTGTTATTACTTTGTGCAGTCCATATGGTGCAAGGATGGTGCATGTGCACAGCCCGATAGAACGTATTTTCTCGTTCGTCAGGAAGAGTCCATGCCTTCGACATCGTCTTACCAGACTTCGAAGGAATACGGCACTGCTCGCCGTCAAGCATACGATGGACTGTCGAGAGCATCTGAGCACTCTCGACAATCATCTTTACAACGTGCTTGTCGCATTGCAGCTGAGCTGCCTTGACTGGATCACTGTCGAGAATAAAGAGGTTCATAGTCCGGCTTTCTTTACCAAGTCCTTGTAACCACGCCATGAAGGGTGGATATTATCAGGTTGAACATACGAAGTAGAGATGATACGATCTCCGTAACTAACAGCAATGCTCTTCACAACGGCATTAATTCCAGGCTTGCAAAAACCTTTGTTACAAGGAGGCATAATCCATACTACATTACCTACCTTAACACGAGTTCTAATTTTTGTCAACTCTTTTTTCGTATTTACGCCACTATGATCGTTTGTTCCAAGACTAATTACGATCGTCTTAGCTTCAAGCGGAGTCTTGCCCCACTTTTTATTCCATTGCCAAGTATTCCAACCGCCTTTCGAATATGATACGCATTCTTTTGGCGCAAACATCTTCGTTCCAACAGCGATTGAATCGCCCATAATCAAACATTCTAACATTACACTTGAATTCCTGTCACTTGTTTCAGATATTGTGTTGCTACTTGCTGACTAGTTTCAGTCGCACCAACAATGACAGTATCAGAAATGACAACGTTATTATCAGGAGCCGACATCATCCATGGCATCATCGCAAAACCTTGAGGTCCCATACCAACTGTACGAGGCTTGATAAGCTCGGTGACACCATCTTCTTGCTTGACACGGGCAATGAGTTCTTCTCCTGACATCAGCTTGATCGTATATACTTTATTCTGTTCCATTATCTTCTACCTTATGTACGTATTTAAATTTCTGTTCGTCTGACCATTCACGAAGATAATCATTGTCCTCGTCGAACAACCGAAGATATTCTGCATCATCAATCACACGAGTAGAAGTGATTGTCTCGTCAAGATGTAACTGACTAAACTCTTCAGCCTCTTTGAAAGTCACAATATCTTTGGCATCATCTGCACTCTCACATTCAACGACGTATCGCATACGAAAGAAGTCGATTGTTTCTACAAGATACTTAGGCATCGTCTTTCAATCCCATTTCTTTTAACTGATCAGGAGTCGAGTACCACTTCAGCACAATCTCGAGCGCATCGATATGTTTTTGGATTTGGACATCATCAGCTTCTTGATCGCCCCAAACAAAAACACTGGAGTTTGATCCAAGATCTCGACGCAAAGTATCCCACGTATTACGCAGTTGGTCAACAACAATCTGATCAGTTATTTCATAACTTAAATCAATCATATACTTACTCATATTAACTTTTCCTTTTTGGTTCATAATTATAATCTTCTTTATAGTAATCTTTTATCATTTCTTCTACATCTTTGTCAAGTTTTAAGAATGTTCCTGATTTATTAAACCAAGGTATATTAGGACCTTTAGATCCAAATATGGTCTCTAGAAATCTAATACTAGTTTCGTACTCAGAGAAGGGAAGAATCGTTAAATTTGGTACATTCTTATACCACTCAGACTGAAGTTTAAAAGTCGGTTGTGAAGGAGGTTTACCAGACATAAAATCTGTAATCTTTTCTCTCGCATTAAGTGTTAGTGCTGTATCTTCAAGAATGATTGGTTGGAACGTTGTAGCAGATTGCTTGCTATAAAGCTCGAATTTTATAGCAGACTGAAAACGATCTACAGGGTCTCGCCAAAACGCATACACATTATCGAACTCTCCTACTATATCTTTATATAATAGATGCATATCCTCTTCACTTACTAACTCTCCATCTAGAAATACTCTGGCAGATGTAGAGCCGCACTTAGGCACTCCAAGAAGTAAGTTTCTTTGATTTTTTAACATTAATTTTTATCCACTACCAATTACTTTTTTATAACGATTAACAGTACCATCGGCTTCTTCGACCATGATCTCATTGAGATTCTTATTCTCAGCAAAGATACGCTGTTCTCCATCAGCAACAATACGACCACCTTCGCGAAGCTTACGCAACACAGCATTTGCAACACCGATATTGTTTCTTCCCGTATCGAGAGCTTCAGTAACGGCTTGTGCGCAATCAAAATACAAGTCGCTGTCTAAAGACCACGACTGGTCGGTGGCATTTGTAAAGTCACCTACACGTCGAAGATAATCTTGGCCGCCATCGACTGCGATCGCACCACATGTGCATTCTACAAAATCATGGCGATGCTTTGAGACAATAAAGTCTCCGCAACTCAAGCATGTCGCTGCGTTTTGAACAATCATTCTGCTATCACCTTTTCGTGCACTTGTGTAATGTGCTTACACTTATTATAGAAATTAAAACCAGGACAGTCACACACCCAACCTTGGTCGAGCATCGTGACGTGATACTGTTTGCCTTTACAGTTTATATATGGCCATGTCAAACCGACCAGATGATGGTCGTAGAACTCCAAACCCGGCAATGCCAAAGGTGTACGGAAGGCGGAATAAGTTGGTGTATGGTCAATCATAGGTTCACCTTACTACAAAAATTCAATTTTGTACACCCCCTAAAGCGAGGAGGATTAAAATAATAAAAAC